CCGATAGTGTATTCTACCTCGCTAGGAAGAGTATTCATTCCAAACATTGGTTTGTGTGCGTAAGCTATAAATTTATATGCTGGTTCATTAGTCATCTGAGAGTGCCTCGTGTAGTTCGGATGCTGCCATGATTAGGAGTACAATACCAGTCCAGAAGAACCAGTTGTTGTCTTCGCTGTATGAAAGAGCAATGTTAGTCGCTCCAAGGATAGTAGATATGTAAAAGTTTGTCATATTGTTCCTTCGTTTTTCAGTTTATACGGGTATTATAGGGCTTTTGAGGTACTTTGTCAACAACTATTTTCTTTAGTCCCAAAGATTCTCGTAGTATTTTCCGAACAGTCGGAAACCATTTGTGATTCTGTCCTGATATTTTTGTCTGCCTTCCATGTCGATTTTGAACGTGTGATGAGGCCCATGTACCATCTCATAGTTGCCACAGGGGAGCTTCTTCGATTGTATATCATGTCGTCCAGAGCAGAATTGGTCTTCCCAGTCCTCGTTCTTACTCTCGAACGCAAAAACCATTTCATCCAACACCCAGTCCCAGGCTTGGAAGTGGAACTCATCTACATCACCCGAGTTTCTGTTTGGGAGAGTGCCAATCAAATGCTCAGGACGTTCACCCATGTTTACAAAAGGTCCACCATGTGTAGTCGCCTTTAGCTGCTTCAACATGGGAACAATAATGTGTGCTAGGGTACAATCCATTGACCACGTATCATGTGCATCAATCTTGACAAACTGCTTGTTTTTAGTCATTAGTACTTTCATAGTAGATTCGCCTTTCGATCCAACCAAGTTTTAGTTTCAGGCTCGTCAAACCATTGTATATCTCTTCCAAGGTACTCCTCAAACTGCTGCAGAAGGCTTGTATATCCTAGCCTCTGCTCTGTTTCAAGATTGTTGAGCCAGTCGCTGAGATAGTTCCAGTCATTTGTCTTCATAGGTGCTAGACCATACTCATGTCTACCCGCGTAATACTTATCATAGTCAAGTCCGTATATGTCTATGCGACCACACGAGTACGATTCTAAGAAGTGCTTGTACTCAACTTTAGGCAGTACTTTGCCCGAAGTTTCTCTCATTTCAAAAGGTATATCTCTATCCTCATACCATCGTGTTGATACAGGCCCCATCCAGTTTATGCTATATGTTACCATTTCTTAGCTCCAGTTCTTTTTCCATGCAATTCTTGATTACAGTTGTAGGGCCACATAAACTTAATACAGCCTTAAGGTGTTCTGTCTCCATCTCTGCCACAGATATGTAGCTTAGAGGTTGGTCAGCGTTCTTACCATAAGTTCCCCACAGGACTACATCTCGTTGTACATCGTGTGGTTCATCGTCATAAAGGTCTAAATTGATTTGATCGTCGTTAGCAGATCGTCGAAGGTATTCAAGACCTCCATCAACCATGTACCCTTTGCCGTTCGCATCTGTGTAAGATACAAAGTCATGACGACCACGAGAGACTAGGATAGTCCCATCAGGTGTTTGGATTGAGTTACGGATAAGTCTACGACTAAGAAGTTTCTCGATGATTTGCTCAGACGCAGTAACCCAGGTCTCTTGCATTCCATTTTCGTAAGTATCTTGTTTGTAATTTTTAACAACCCAGCGGGCTACAGTTAGTGATTTACCGTGTGGTGAGAGACACCATGTTAGATCGTTCGTCATAATTTTTATCCTTCTTTTTTTAATTTATGAAGGTATTATACGCGATAGAGAGGGGTTTGTCAAGAGATTTTTTAAAAGAGGGTGAGCAGTTTAGTGACATACTCAGGTCGGCCCTAAGGTAGTTAGGGCAATAAGTTCCAGCCGTGATTGGCTATGGCATTGAGTATAATGAATATGCAAGTGACCATATGAACCAGCCACCAAATAGTACGGACAACCGCAACACTGTCCGCTTGTTTATTAGTTTCTCCAACCTTCTCTCCCAGGGACTTTGCCCATATTCGCCATAGTTTTCGCATCTTAGTTTCCTAGCAAGGGCTTCTGTCCCTCGTCTAAGTACCAAGGAATCTCAGTCCTGCAATCACTACACAGCTTCTTATTCATGCTATGTAGTAGTATCAAGTATGTATTCTTACAGTTTGGACACTCTTTAGTAGTTTGTTTCATTTAGTCTTCCACCCATACCATTCGATAAAGTAAAGACAGTGTACGCGACTCTCAAAAGATACTGAGTCCTCGTACACGTCTGTGTATTGTTGAAGATGCCACTGTCCTTGTGCTAGTGTTTGCTTACACCACTCTTGTGCCTCACGTCGTCTGTCTGAGTGTATACGAAATGTGTATTTCTGAGTAGATGTTTGCCATCTGCGCTTGTAATCAGATATTTCTAGAGGAGTCATTTTCTTCAAGGTTCCTTTTCTTATATGCTTTTTGTTTGTCCATCACTATTTCTGCCGCTCCATAGAACAGCCCACCTACAAATACTAAACCTAAAAAAGTTGATATTACGTCTATCATGTTTCATTACTCCAAAAAATATCGACTAATACCTGTTCGAGCATATATGCTTCAATTTCCCACGGGGTCTCAGCGTACTCAACTGACTCGTAGTCTTTACCCTTGTAGTAGTAGTCATCTGCGTTAATCTCGCCACGAATAAACTGACGAGAGTGAATTAGTTCGTGTGCTAGGTTGGAAGCCAGCTCCTGGTTACAGAAAGGAATTGATTCTCCGCACTCAAGTTTGTAGTTCTTTGCTAGTGAGATCTCAACTTCTTTAGTATCGCCTGTACAAAGCCCTGCATAATTGTCTTCAATGTTATCAACCCAAGTAATCTCGATGTCTGCAACAGGGTCTGCACCCTCGAACAAGGCTTTCAGGCACTCGACAATAAAGGGGTCGAAGGCAGGGTTTTCATTAAAGTATGTAATCATTGCTTAGTTCTCCAGTTTATAAAGAATTATACGCCACTTTGGGTACTTTGTCAAGAACTAAAATCGGATGTCACGGCTCCACGCTACGTCTTTTTCTTTCTCTTTGCTTTGCGGCTGACTGCTTTCGCTTTCGTTTCTGGGCAGGCTTTTCATAGAACTCTTTCTCTCTGTACTTGAAAAGCACTCCGCTGTCATTGACCTTTCGTTTGAAAAGGCGCAAAGCCCCTTCAATATTATTGTTTTTAACTTTGACTTGCATTTATTCATCATCCCAATCGTCTCGATCTCGTACCAGTATCCACAACATTAGGGCAATGGTAACAATTATAAGTTCTGTACTCATTTAAAACGTACTCCTCTTTTTCGTAAATAAGAAACCTGATTCCGTATCGCTGTCTCGCTACGGTCAGGGATCATGTCCATTACCTCCTCGATACTAGCGTGAAAGTAATACTGCTTCAGATTTTTGCGTTCTTGCTCTGACCAAGGCTTCTTTTTATATTTTTTCATGGGAGTATTATAAAGCAGAAAAGGTATTTTGTCAAGAGTTAATTTCGAGTAGCTTAAAAATTATACTTGACAAAGTGGTGCTTTTCATGTATAATTCGTGTCTAAGAAGTAGGAAATTTAATTGAGGTACACTTAAATAACTGTTGACAAGAAGCTATTTTGCGCGTATAATATCTTTTTGAAATCGAGCTAAAAGGAAATTTTATGATTGAGTACGCAATTTTTGTATTCTGCCTCATTGGTTGTGGCATCACTTGTCACAGACTAGGGGAACAACAAGGCATGAGTGCTGTTATTCAGCACCTGGCAGAGACAGGACAAATAGAGTTAGATGATGAGTAATGTAGAATTAGTTCGAGAGATTAACATGAAGGGTGATATGGTGTATACCTTAGTAGACCCTGTGACGGATGCAGTAGTAATGAGATGTACTAGCGCAGCGTTAGCAGAGAGATGCTTAGAAGACCTACAAAAATATGGTTACATTAAAAACAACGGGAGTTAGAAAATGCCAGTAAAATTTAAATCATCAGAAGTAGTAGTAGATCGTAACACTAAGAAGAAGACTATCAAGAACTACTATATGCAGGCGACTAAGACAGAAGATCTAGTAGCTGCAGTAGCAAATGACAACACTCGCGGACCTCGCCGACAGAAGATTCGTAATGAATTGGTACGACGAGGCGTAGAGCTGTAGTAACGGTAAAGGAGGCCACCGCCAAGTGCCTCCAACCAAGAAGGGCGTTAACGCGCTATGGAGATAGAAAAGTGATAGTAAGAAATGAGGCCGCCTGCATATTCTGCAACGTGGTTACAACATTGGGTTGTTTAGCCTTGCCGTTTTTAACAATATACGTCAGCCAGCTATAAAGAGGAGAGCACATGAATATAGAAAGATTACAGAAGCAGTTAGAGATTGATGAAGGGGTGGTGTATAAGATTTATGAGGATCACCTAGGTTACGCTACATTCGGTATCGGGCATTTAATAACCACAAATGACCTAGAATCAGGTCTAGAGTTAGGCACGCCAGTGAGCGAAGAAAGAGTAGCCCAAGCATTTAAGTATGACGTTGCGATCTCTGTCAGTGAATGTCAGGTTCTATATAATATGTGGGATACTTTTCCAGAGGAAGTCCAGGAGATACTCGTCAATATGATGTTTAATCTTGGACGACCTCGACTTAGTAAATTTAAGAACATGAGAAAAGCATTGGACAGCCGATGCTGGGAACTTGCCGCTACAGAAGGGAGAGACTCCTTGTGGTATCGCCAAGTAGGAAACCGTGCAGAACGGTTGATGGGAAGACTGGAGAATGTTACAAATACTTAGTGCAGTAACAGGGCTAGGAACAACTTGGCTTGAAGGAAAGAATGCTAGGTCAAAAGCCAAAGCAGAGGCAGAAGCAACAGTAATGGTACAGGCTTCTCAGAGCGTCGCAGACTGGGAAGCTATCATGGCTCGCAACTCTGGAGGCTCATGGAAAGACGAGTGGTTAACCATACTCTTTAGTATCCCTATGATACTATGTTTCTTTCCCTCGACAGTAGGTTACGTCTCTGCGGGGTTTGAAGCCCTCAATCAGATGCCGTCCTGGTATCAGTACACACTCAGTGTAATCGTAAGTGCCTCGTTCGGGGTCAGATCAGTAGTAGGATTCATGAACAAGAAAAAATAGTTCTTGACACTCTCCCTAAATTCGAGTATAATATCATTTCAAATTTAGGGAGAGTACCATTGAATTTATTTTACCTTGACGAAGATCTCGACAAGTGTGCAGAGTATCATGTAGACAAACACGTCAACAAGATGATCCTCGAAGCAGCCCAGCTTATCAACACAAACCTCTGGATAGATCATCTATTCGGATTTGTACCACGTCCTATCACCAAAGAAGAGAATGCTGTATTACAGACTACTCGTAAGTACTGGAAAGACTTTCCTATGGAGGAGAGACCATTCCCGTATCTTCCTACTATGCAGAATCACCCTTCTTGTGTGTGGGTACGCTCTTCCCTAGAGAATTATTACTGGACAAACTGTTACGCCTTTGCTCTCGGTAGCGAAGCACACTATCGTTATGGTAGTAATCACAAGAGTCTAGCAATGCTCCGTGCCTTGCCAGACCCAGAACACATGGAAGATCACGGCTTTACTCAGTTTGCACTCGCAATGACTGAGGAGTTGAAAGACGATGATGATCCGATACAGGCCTACCGCAACTTCTATATGCTTGACAAAGCTACATTTGCTGCGTGGAAGCATAGAGACAAACCAGAGTGGTGGGACGAGGAACTAGCCGACTATGACAAACGAATTTCAGGACAATAATATGCCAGCAGTAAAACTTATTTCAACCTCTAGCCCTGACTTGATTGCAGACATTGCATACATGGCGAGAGTATCAAATCCAGCTAACCAGAATAACAGCCTGACTTCTCAGAAGTTAGTAGCGTATCTGATTAAGCACAAGCACTGGTCTCCTTTTGAGATGTGTGGTATCACTATGGAAATCAATACCACTCGTGACATCGCCCATCAGATCGTGCGTCACCGTAGCTTTGCATTCCAGGAGTTTAGTCAGCGTTATGCAGACCCTGCAGAGATGGGATACCCTTTTGAGATGCGAGAGTGCCGACTACAAGACACCAAGAATCGTCAGAACAGTATTCAATCTGAAGATCAGTTGCTACACGAACACTGGGTAGCACAACAGAAGAAAGTAATTGATGCAGCTGCGGGTGCGTATGCTTGGGCTATTGAGAACGGCATAGCTAAAGAGCAGGCTCGTACTGTATTACCAGAAGGACTCACTAAGACTCGTTTGTATATGCACGGAACTCTCAGGTCTTGGATTCATTTTATAGACGTTCGTACCACGCCCGGTACACAGAAGGAACACATGGATATTGCTAGAGCATGTGCGTATGAAATCAATCCCATGTTTCCTATGATTAAGGATTTTGTACATGACGAAGATGGTCAATAAAGCACCCAGCGGAGAGCTACCCATGTGGACAGAAGAAACAGCGTTAGATAAGCAAGAAGGCGGATCACATTATGACCTGCCGATACAACCTTTACAGTATATCCATGCAAACAATCTAGGGTATATTGAAGGTAACATTATTAAGTATGCAACTCGGCATAAGAACAAGAATGGTGCAGAGGACATTAAAAAGATTATACACTATTGTGAACTATTATTGGAGCTAGAGTATGGCAAAGAGAGTAAAAAAGAAGAGCCACGAAAATCTGTCGAAAGCAAACATCCAGAAGGTCATTACGCTTCTAAACCCATGTACTTCCCAGACGGATACGCCAAAAGCAATAACTAAGAAAGAAGCGTGTGATATATTAAATATCGCATACAACACAACACGTCTCCAAGCAATTATAGAGGGATACATAGAGCAGAAAGCATATGTTAAGACGCGTAAAGCACAGAACCGTGGCCGTCCTGCAAGGGATACAGAGATTTGCGAAGCGGTTACGGACTACCTATCTGGAGAGAATATTACAGACATTTCCAAACGTCTTTTTCGTTCCGTCGGGTTCGTACGAAATATTCTTGAGGGAGTTGGAGTCCCGCAACGACCAGCAAGCAAAGAAGAAAGATTAACCTCCGCGTACTTTCCAGACGAGTGTGTGTCTGAGGATTTCGAGGAAGGTGAGATTGCCTGGTCTGCAAACTATCACAGTGCCGTAAAGATTGGCAAACGAATGACTACGGAGTACCAAGAGAGTAAGCAGGGATTAGCAGTAGTAGACTATGAGAGTAAGTATGCTTCTCCATGCTATCAGATATATGTAATCCAAAAGGTAGATAGTGAAGATACTTTCTTCTCAAGCGTAACCTCAGGCGGCTTCGCTGCATATGCAGCAGCTACTGAACTTGGAAAGCTAGAGCATTTGAAAAAGTACGGCGTAAATTTGGAGAGGTTGTAAAAAATAGTTCTTGACGGCCTCCTTAAAATTGCGTATAATATCTTTTCAAATTTAGGAGAATACCATCGGAGAACGATTTTATACTCAACAACTAAAAGCACTGGGCAATTGTCCAGGAAATAAAAACCCTAACAAAAGGAAGAAGAACATGGCTTGGACAGACGAGCTTAAAGCAGAAGCAGTAACCTTATACGAAGCAGCAGAACCAACTCCAGAGAACTCTATGGAGATCGTAAAAGATATTGCTGATGAGCTAGACCAATCACCTAATGGTGTTCGAATGATCTTAACAAAAGCTGGCGTTTATGTTAAGAAGACCCCCGCAGCAAAAGCTGCTTCTACTGGCGGTACTACTGGTGGCACTCGTGTCTCCAAAGCTGCTGCTCAAGAAGCACTCATCGCAGCTATTACTGATGCAGGCAAGACTGTTGACGAAGAAATCGTTTCTAAGTTGACTGGCAAAGCAGCTCAGTATTTTACTACCCTCCTCGTTTCTAACGAAGACTAATAGTAAACAACCTCGCTAGGTTCGCCTAGCGGGGCTTTTTTGTACCTCCTAGAAATCACCTTTAAGTATGTCAGTGGCAGTGATGATTGCTAACTACTACAAAAGGAAACTCTAGTGAAAAAGCAAGAACTAGCACGTTTAGTGCAAGACTATGGTGATGCCATCATTACGTATCGTAGTGAGCATTCCAAGAAGTTAAAATATAATGTCTGTACCCTAGACTTTTCTACTCCGTATATTCAGGGTAAGAAAAATCGAGCTAAAGAAACTGAGGATACCCTCCTCTTCTTTTGTTGGGACACAGACTCTTATCGCTTACTTCGCCCTTCCGCTGTATCTAGCGTTGTGCCATTGTCATCTATCCTCAAGAATGAAGGTAGACGGTAATGGACTTACACCAGGCTCCAGAAGCCTATTCGCGTGTAATACATTATGATACAGTAAAAGAGGTTCAGATTAGACTGACTATAAATACTTTTAGAGGCATAGAATATATGCACCTTCGTAAGTATTACTTAGATTTTGATGAAGAGTGGAAGCCTACGCCAGAAGGTGTAGCCATGCCACTCGACCTTAGTAACTCTCGTGAGCTTTTTGCAGGGCTAACAGAGATACTGTCACTCGCAGAATCTAAGTCATTGATAGAAGACAATTTTATGGATTTAATTGACGATATCTACAAATAGTTGTTGACAAGCTTGGTTAAATCGGGTATAATATCTTTTCAAATTTAGGAGAATAGTATGCGTGAATTTTTAGATCGAGCAAGTAAACTTTACTACGAAGGTACTCCGTTACTTTCTGATGCAGAGTTTGATCTGTTGGCGGGTAAACATAACTACAGCTCAGTGGGCTACACTGTTACTGATGCGATTTCGCATACGTATCAAATGTACTCACTGCAGAAGTGTTTTGACCTCGAAGATGCTCCTCTCGATATTGATGAGTGTATATGCACTCCTAAACTAGATGGGGCTGCAGTATCTATACTATATGTAGACGGAATCCTAGAGTTAGCTTTAACTCGTGGTGACGGTATACAAGGTAGAGATATTACCGATAAGATGAAAGAGCTAGTGCCTGCTAAATTACGTCGTAGTGGTAGATTCAAGGATCTCTACAACGGTGTGGTTCAGATCACTGGTGAAGTCGTCGCTCCTAGTAGTATTCCTAATGCTCGTAACTTCGCTGCGGGGTCTCTTGGACTCAAGAACAATCCTCAGGGATTAGAAGAGTTCAAAAGTCGTCCGTTGGTCTTTGTAGCTTATGATGCTTTCCCTCATTCCGTTCCTACGTGGACAAATGAGATGGGCATCATTCGTGCCATGGGCTTGAATGTAGTTACGAACTTTGATGTTACTGATTATCCTACTGATGGTGATGTATATCGCCTCAGAGATACTCGCGACTTTGAAGATATGGGGTACACAGCTAAACATCCACGAGGTGCTTTTGCTTTGAAAGAAGTAAAAGCGGGTGTTGTAACTACCTTACGTGATGTGGTGTGGCAGCTTGGTAAAAGTGGCGTAGTAAGTCCAGTGGCGATCTTAGATCCTATTGTGATAGGCGAAGCTACAGTATCAAGAGCCACACTGCATAACATCCAGTATATACGGGAACTCAACCTTGAAATCGGTTGTCAGGTAGAAGTTATACGATCTGGGGAAATTATTCCTCGCATCGTTGGTAGGGTCGAAACTTCTTGACCTTACAAAAAATAATTGTTGACAATGATCTTAAAAGTCCGTATAATACATATTCAATTTCAGAGGAAAGACCATGACCAAAATCGAAGCTCCCACAAACTGCCCATCGTGTAGTTCGCTTCTTAATGAGGTCAATCACCTTCTGTATTGTAAAAACCCGTTATGCGGGGAGAAAGCTCTCAAACTTATCGAACACTTTGCTAAGACACTGAAGATTAAAGGTCTCGGACCAGCATCTATCAAGAAACTGGACATAGTAACCCTAGAGGAACTCTATGCACTTACACTTGAAGAAGTTGAACAGGCTTTAGGCTCAGCTCGTCTTGCAGTAAAGCTAGTAGATGAGTTGGAGCGATCTCAAAATGCCCCGTTGAATGTACTATTACCTGCATTCAGCATCCCTCTCGTAGGCAAGACTGCAACGGAAAAGCTTTCCAAAGTCTGCAATGACATTGAAGAAATAGACTACGAAACATGCCGTAAGGCTGGTCTAGGAGAGAAAACGGCTATTAACCTCTGTAACTGGATGGAAGATGACTTCTATGAAGTAAGCCTTCTACCATTTAGTTTCAAGTTTATCGAAACAGTCACACCCTCAGCCGACATGGGAGTAGTTTGTATTAGTGGTAAACTTACCAGTTACAAATCGAAAGCAGTCGCACAGCAGATCCTAGTTGATCTAGGCTATGAGGTGAAGACCAGTTTGACGAAGGATGTCACAATCCTGGTGAACGAAAGCGGTATCGAATCCGCAAAAACGAAGAAAGCCAGAGATGCTGGCGTACAAATTGTAACTAACCTTAAAAATCTAATTGGAGAATAAAACTATGTCAACTTTACCTAAGTGGACTGACGAGCGTACTGCTCAACTAACAGAATTCGTCGGTGGCGAAAGCCCCGTATCTCAAGCTACTGTTGCAGAAGCAGCTGTAAACCTTGAAACCTCTACTCGATCTATCTCTAGCAAATTGCGCAAGATGGGCTTCGACGTAGAACTAGCCTCAGCAGCAGGCGGTAAGTCTTTTACCGATGCTCAAGAAGCTACCCTAGCAGCATTTGTTACTGATAACAGTGGTGCTTACACTTATGCAGAGATTGCAGGTCATTTTGAAGATGGCGTATTCTCTCCTAAGTCAATCCAAGGCAAGATCCTTTCTATGGAACTGACCAGTTACGTTAAGCCTGCCCCTAAGGTAGAAGCTGTTCGTACTTACAGTCCTGAAGAAGAAGTCACCTTTGTCCAGATGGTCAATGATGGCGCTTTCGTAGAAGCGATTGCTGAAGCTATGGGTCGTTCAATCAACTCTGTACGTGGTAAGGCTCTGAGCCTGTTGCGTTCTGGTGAGATTGGTGCAATTCCTAAGCAAGAAGTTACTAAAGGCGCTTCTAAAGAAGATCCTTTGGCTACCTTGGGTGACCTTAGCACTCAGACTGTTGAAGCTATCGCTGAAGCGATTGGTAAAACTGCCCGTGGTGTTAAGACTATGCTGACTCGTCGTGGCCTCGTTGCTGCTGACTATGACGGCGCATCTAAGAAAGAAAAAGCATCAGCTTAATCTTAGCTTAGAACAAACGGCAGGCTCTACGGGGTCTGCCACACTAATATGAATCGGGAGAATTTCATTGAATATTGCTAGTGCTTTAATTAAACGCACACTTGAGTTACGCGACTTCGAGACGTGGACACAAGTGCATAAGCGTTATCTGCCTAGCGAGTATCACAGTTTGCATTCAATTATTGATAAGCATTC